CCCGTCAGTCAGTCGGTGATGATAGGCCGAATTTTACTCAGCTTTATTTCTTAGCGGGGGCAGCCTTAACGAGTTCCAATTCACTTTCAGCGAAGTTATTGGTATTCAGTGCTCATTGGCTCTTTCACGGGATTCGTAAGAGTACCTAGTGAACCTGTGGAACTGTTTTGGAACGGTGACGGGAACTCCGTATTTACGTTCTAAGTATTCCGTTGCGAAAGCAAGTACATTGCTTTCATAGTTACTGTCTTCCCAGATCGCTCTTGCGCGATATGATGAGATTTGTGGATCAGTGATCTCGTATTCCGGGTAGATTGCTAAGCGTTCAGCGCGTGTGACGTCTCTCGACTGGTCTCCCCACTTTAAGGTCCGTTGTAGAAAGGGAACTGATGCTCCCGACTTACCTTGTGGTGACTTGCTTGGGTTGAAAACCCATTTACTAGTCATTGGTATCTGTAATTCGATACCTTCTGGAGTTACTTCCTCTCTCGTTGCAATTAGACTATCGTCTCCTTGTGTTGAGATATGTTTTGGAAAGTAACCATACGCTTTGTAGTGTAGGTAGAGGATGCGTCTCCAGTTGATGATTGAATCAATCAACATAGTAAAGAAACTTCCTGATGGTACACTGTTATGTTTCATATAAACATTTCCATCTGGAGCAGCTATCTTCCTATTAATAAAGAAGACTCTCGAAAACTCGAATGCTGCACGAGACTCAATGTTTGGAAAGTTCAACATCATTTCAATTAAATTGAAAGAGTCAATAATTTCCCAGTCTTCGACTGAAGTGTCAAATGAACTCCAATCAATACTGATTAGTTTATCACAACTACGTTTGTATTCTTCTAAGAGAATTGGGACTCCCACTTTTGGGTCTGTTCCAACGAAGAAGAAGGTGTTGTGATGCACGAAGAAATCCATAAGTGGTGCTGCGGAACATCCTTCAATTAGAATGTACTGAAACGCTTCACCAAATACGTTACGGACTTTTATACCGTTTGAAAGCTCGGTAAGTTGTGTTCGTGTATAAGCCATGTCTGGGGTTGACTGTTCGATAACTGTCTGTATCCCATCGCGCAAACATGTATTTATAGTTGCGTTTGCTTGACGGATGGCTCTGTCTAGATTTCCGTCATCACCTTTACGGCCTGGGATTCCTATCCCGGCTGAAGAGGATGGTTCAATTGGAACCAATTTCAACTGTGTTTTGAAGTCAAGGGAATTGATTTTCCCAAGTCTTTCGAAGTATTGATAACAATACTCATCGGTCTCGGCCATGGCGAAGTCTCTTGGTTTAGAAAACCTCACGTGTGACTGCATTTTAAAGATGGACTCTAAATGTCCTTCTGTAGTGTAGTGGCTTCTCGACCAACCCTCAAGAGGTGCGAAGTCGTAACCAAATGGATAGGCTTGAAAGGCCTCAACCATAAAAGGATCGACATAAGTTACACCTTGTTCGCGTCTTGTGGATGAAAAGTTGTGAGAACTCTTCACAGACAGCGCACTGGGGTCTGGGTTCCTGTAGGACCCGATATTGGAAGTCTGGTAGGTGACTCCC